TCACCGTCAAGAATATCTCGATTAGCATCTAAGCCGGGCAAATTAGCACCTTGTTGTAATGGGATTTTTGGATTTGCCATAAATTATTTTTGGAATCTATTTACATTAAAGATGCTAGGATTATACATCGCATCATGTTGAGCTTTCTTGGCGGCCTCATGTTGCTTTTCTGCTGCCATTTCAGCTTCATGTTTTCTATAACCTGCAATTGTTGAATCACCAACTTCTGGTGAATATGCTGCAAGTTGTGGTGCAATAAATGTTGGTGTCCAAGGTAATACGGCGCTAGCTACATCGCCAGCAGATCCGATAGCCTGACCATAGTTTCCTGCGCGTGCGCTTGAAATTGCGGCTCTAACATCAGGAATAGCTGGTGCTGCGTATAAACCATGAGCTGCAATACTAGGAGCAGCTTCCATCAAGCTACCGCCTATCGCGTACTTTTTTGGCTCATAACCGTGCACAATCATTTCTGCTCTAAGGTCATCTGGGTGTACACCACCGCCACGTTTAAATGGCAGTGCTGGGCCTAATTCTTGCTCTGCAGCAATACCGGGGAACTTAGCAGCCAAGTCGCTTGGGCTAGCATTTACTGCAGTGCGGGACATGCCAGAGTCAATTGCTTGTTGTCTCCACTCGGCCAACTTAGCTTTCTCAGCGGCAGTTAATGTGCCGCGTTTGGTTAATGGGCGCTCAGCAAAAATAGCGGCGCCTTTGCCAGTGTAATCGTGACCAGCTACGTTAAGGTTTGCAATCGCTGCGTTAACTTCGTCTTCGGTAGGTTGACGGCCTAACTGTTCGCGCAGGGTTGATTGGATATTGGTTGGTAACTTAGCCGCTTCAATCTTAGATGCCATGTTGGCAAAGAAGTCAGCAGATGGTGTAGTGGATTGACCGGGATAGTCACCGGGGCCAATATTAGCTACGTCACCATAAACGCCTTGGTTTTCTAATGCAGCTTTGTTTTGCATCAAGTCATCGATGCTTACAGTAAATGGTTTTTGACGTGTGCGTGATGGCGAACGGCCAGTCATTGCTTCTGTGAGAAATGGATCGCGTGGATCAAATGCCATCTCGTTAGTTGTTTCGCGTTCAAACCGTTTTGTTTCTGGATTCCATTGTGGTGGAGAAGTTTCGTAATTACGAACGCGGAAATTTTCTGGCGTAGTTCCAAAAGGATCACCAGTATAGCCAGCAGCTTCTTCAGGAGTAATTAAACCTTTAGCTTGGTTTGTGCTCTGAACGGGTAAATACGCACGTCCTTCAGGATCGACTAGTTTGTCTTTTGCTGGAGTTGTTGCTTCCAAACGACGCTGCAATTCTTGCGCGTGCGCTGGACTCATTTGGTTCATAGGTTTAGAAAACTCATTAGCGTGAAATTCAATCTTCGCTAAATCTTCTGCGGTGGGTTTTCTTCCCATCATCGCAGGAAATCTTTTAACTGTTTGCTCGTACAACATACGAGCTCCAGCTGTCATTTTGGATAAATCAGGCACGAAAGTGTCTCCTGCGTGTTAAATAAGGTGGCTATATCTATCTATACAAGAAACAACCCAAATCCGCCCTATGCCGCGTAGGGATTGTACCTTTTACGCCCATCCTCAGCGTAATCATAATCCCGTGCTGGCAGGGGATCTAACTGCAGCCAACCGGAGTCACGCAGGACTCGCAACGCTTGTGACAGAGAATCTACGTAGTCATCATGGCCGCCTGCTTCTGGAAACGAACAGACTTGGCGCATGAAGCGTTTAGTCCAGTCAGCGTACTCACCTTGCTTAGTTGGTTCTTCGGGGATGTAGACTTTACCCTTAGCAATCAGCGGGGCCACGATGTTCATCCGCTGCACCTTATCGGCGCGTCCCGGATTGTACGCTCGTACTGGAACACCAGAGCCTTGTAGTTCTTGGATCAGTGAGATACCAGCGGACTTATCTTCCATGAGGATCATGTCTGCCTTACGTCCCTTGGCAAACGTATTGTCTGCGCCATACACCACTTCTTTAAAATCACTTACAACTTTCTTACGCAGCTCAGGATAAGACAGATGGTCATCCCAAGCATCTAGCAAAATGACGCACGTTCCTATGTCAGGGTTTTCGAAGATTCCCCAGACTGTGCAGGCGGTGGGGTCGTTGTGGGTTTTCTCGGAAGTCGCAGGGTCATAAGAAGCAATAACGTATTCAAGCGTGGGGGTTTCACGCTTAGCAGGCCACATCTTAAACCAACGACGTTTAACGATGCCAGTATCTTCTGGGTCGAGAATCTCACCATAAATCTCCTGTTTACCGAGGTCCGTGCCCTCGTAGGTTTCCAACTGCTTGAAGAAGGTAGCGGATAAGTTTTCTCGGTTATCGTATGAACTAGCGTTGGAGACATACACATCGCCTCCAACCTTACCTTCGTTTAAATCAACAATCAATTCACGCGGTTTAGGCGTGGTCGTAATTATTTGCTGGACGCGTGGGATCCTTGGGTCTTTAAGACGCAGTGTGAACTGCACGCCGTCGTAGGCGTCGTCGATGTATTCGAATGCGCAGAGCTCGTCGAACCATGCCCCGTGGAACTGTTTACCACGGTAACGTTCTGGCTCTGAGGCCGGGATGCCTTGGATGATGGAGCCGTTGATGAGGGTGATTTCGAAGAGGGACTTGTTGTAGTCTTTGATGAGGGACTGAGGGATGATATTGAGGAGTCCGGAGTCTCCTTCGAAACACGTGGCTCTAATATCATTTGAAGTTGGTGCAGTGACAAGCCAGCGGGTCTCGCTGTATTGCCAAGCACGAATACCAATCCAATGGCTAGCAGTGTGCGTTTTACCAGAGCCGCGGCCTGCGAGCATAAGGAATGTGTCATATTCTCCATCTTCGGGTTCTCTTTGATGTGGTAGTGCCTGAAGCTGCCATTTGAATTGCCAGAGGGCTGCTTCGAGTTGTGGCTTGGGCCAGTGCCTGTTTGTCTTTGCAAAGTTCGCTAGAACTTTTTCCTGTTCAGGGGTTAGCATATTCCGATAAATCCTTCGGTTCCAATAATGAAAGGCGCCTCGGCCTCAATGTGCACGCAAGGCATTGCCTCCGCTTCTTCAATGTCTACGATAAACCTACGTTTATATCCAATGGCGCGGGGTTTGGGTTTTTGTTTAGGGTTAAGTTGTAAGTCAGTTTTAAAATATAAAAAATGCACCTTAGAGACTTTGTTAAAACTGGTGCGGGTCTTAATGCCAAGCGACTCAACCATGGATTGTATACGGCGCAAGAAATGAATGTCTTTGGTCTTAAACTCAATGTAATCGTTTGCTGCGTTGTAACAATTGTCGCGGTATTCAAAAAATCCTTTTAAGAACTCTATGCGCTGTTCTGGTGCAGCCATGATATATTCTTCCGGCACCTTAGTCGGAATAGACACATGGCGTGGGTCCGTCAAGAAAGACAAACCAATGTGAGGCCGAATCTCAAATCGTGTCTTTGGTCCGTTGGCGCGGATCTTGTGGATTGTGAATCTGTTAAGCCGCATCTGACGCTCAAAGGTCTTGAGTTGCTCTTTACGCACCCAGATGGTATCGGTGCGGCGCATCTTGCCAAACCACACACCTGCCACAAAAGGCGGCACTGCCAGTGGGCGTATCGGATACTGGATTGGCTCGGCGGTAGGAATCGAGAACTTCTTGGTATTGCCTTCTGAGTACAACCCCGCTTCCAACATCTCTGTAATGGTTTTGCGGCGCAACTGGGCCCGGCGCTTGGTATTCATCGTGCGGTCCTTGCGGTTATTAAACTCGCACAGGTTGATACGATACTTTTTGTCTTCCAAGGGCAGCGTGAGGTTTTTATCACCACGGATCACAATGCCATCGTCTAGCACCACCTTGTAAGTCTTGGTGGGGTTGATATCCTGCACCAAGTAAATCTTCTTAGGTTTGCCATCAAGTCCGTAGACATAATCGCCGGGTCGTAGGTCTTTTGCTTGTAGCCAGAAGTTGGTAGTTAAAACTGGTGTGTTGGCGCTAATTGCCATGCGGGACATTCTCCAATACCCATTGGTCTAGCCATCGATTCATAGGGTCACGGAGTTTATTGAGAATGGCGTTGGGTAACTTGCGCATATCCACGCGCTCCGTAACGGCAAGACGAAATTTCATATACGCAAGCAGTTCGCGGCTGAAGATTTCAGCAGGAATATCCACGCTATCAAAAAAGGTGGCTGTGCAAAGAAACACTCGGAATCCTAGCACATCATGGTTAACGTTTTCCAACGCTCCCTGTATTTGATAAACATAAGTCGTCATGAATCTAACTATACAAACAACTAACAAGTTTCTGCCTATATCCAAAAATATCCCCAAAAGTGTCACAGGTTGCTCGGGTTGCGCGGGTATTTCCAAGTCGATGGGGGGTGCCATACTTTTTACTTTTCTTTTTAAAAAATAAAAAAGTAGGAAATAGTTGAGCAACCTGTGACACTTTTGCACTTTACTTAATGTAATCAATGACTTATGTGCAATAGTTAAAGTAAACTAGTTGTGACAGAATGAAACCTGTTGATTTTTATAAAAAAAATTTTAGAGAAGTTGTTTTTCTAAAAAAGTGGGTGGGATTCATACAAACTTGCGGTCTGTGGGGCCCCCCGCCGCCCCTCCCTCGACGGGACCCGTTCAGGGTGTGTGGTTTATAAGCAACGCCCCCCGTCCAGCAAGGAGGGCCACGTAAGTGAGTACTCACTCACCCCAGCGCGCCCGCTCCGCCTCACTGGCACGCCAGCCACCGCGCCGAGCCAGCACGCCGACACGATGGTGCAGTGCAACATGGCAACAAGGCACCGCGGTCCAGCGCGCCTGTGTGGGTAAGTGAGTACTCACTAACTTAGGGGCGCGGGCACGCTGGCACTATGCCAAGCCATTAGAGAGCCATAGCGGGGCGCGCGCCTGAGTGGCTACCTACCTATTAGGCAGTGTGCCATCGTGGCACTGTGGGCGTCCTGATGCGCGTGCGAGGGGTTATGGAGGGGTGGACCCTGAGCCATAGCTATACAGTAGCAACCCCGCTCCCACCGCGCCCCACTATCTACCACATTGTCCCA